TGTAATACGACTCGCCGGTGTCGTCGCCCGTGATGTTCTTCACGGTCTTTGAGTCCTGCGCGTAGTCGTTAGAAACGGAATCGAGAAGGAATCCGGTCTGTTGCGCGGCGATTCCGAAAACCCCTGTAGTCGAGCCGAATGACGTGGCCACTTTGTTTGGAAATTAGGATTGAAAAGCTTTTGATTCCCGGCAAAATCCAGCATGGCCTACGCAATGCCCCGTGCCGAAAATCAGTGTTCAATCTGTCGCGATGTCAAATTGCCCGGAGACTTCTGCATTGGGACCAAACGCGGGAAGATTTATCAGCTTCCCGGATGCAAAGATTGCAGGAGGCGCGAAGGCAGGATTGAGCGCGCTAGGAGGTCTGATAAAATCAAGGCGGCAGCCGCGTTGAAGAGCGAAGAAAATATTGCTTACCAAAAAGAATATCGGCGGAAAAACGCTGATCGCCTTTCCGCCTTTCATAAGGAACGCTACCTAAAACGGAAGCAAGACCCTGACTTCAAAGCTAAAGTCGCTGAGCGCGCAAGATCACTCAGAGAATCCAATCCGTCTTTGAGAATCAAAGAGGCTTTATCTTCTCGCCTTTTAAAGTTTTTGGCTTCTCAAGGCACGTCAAAGGCTGGTCGTAAAATCATGGATTACGTTGGATGCTCTAAAGATGAGCTTCGTGATCATATAGAGCGGCAATTTTCAAAGGGTATGACTTGGGATAATCAGGGTTTTTTAGGGTGGCACATCGACCACATCCTCCCATGCTCATCATTCGACCATTCCGACGAAAATCAGGTTCGCCAGTGCTGGCATTTTACCAACTTGCGGCCGATGTGGAGCAAAGCTAATCTTTCAAAGGGTAAAAAGATCTCTGAGCCTCAGATGAAACTCCTTCTCTAGCTTGTCCGCTGAACCCACGCCTCGGCAGTAAACACCGCCACGGCTTGCAGGTCTTCCGCAGACAGCTCCATGTCAGCCTCTCCGACCGCGAGGTTGAACCGTTCTTCGTTCTCGACGATGGCGAACGCTTCGGCGGGTGGCAGGCTGTAGATCGCGGCGAATGCTACGACGAAAGCGCCTCCCTTTTCGTTCTCGTCCGTGACATTCGAGAGTTGCGCGAGGATGCGGGCGGCACCGCGCCCGAACGGTCGGAGCTTCGTTTCCTTGCCGCGAATCGTGATCGTCGGCGGTTCAGCTTGGAATGATGTCATTTTGTTAGCGTCGGTAGAGTAGCTTTTCGAGCTGGTTGAGTTGTTCGCCGCTCATGTCCTTGCCGATTAGGGCGGTTCTCCCGCGATGCTTCACGGCGGCGAATTGCGGCCCTTCGCGCTTGATGAAATCGACCATCCGTTGATGGCAGTCGAAGGCGCACCATAGCGCGTGCAGGAGGGTGTCGGGGTGCTTCGTGCGGGCCGGGTCGATGGATGACCAGACCGCGAAGTCCGCCCCGGCACACTGGTTGAATCGGAAGCGGTATCGCCCATCACGGAACGCGACGCCGGAAATCGGGTGACCAAGCTTGACCATGCACGCCGCCATCTTCGCGTCTTCGGTTTCGAGGAACGGAACGGCAGCGGGCGAGCATTGAAGCGTTCCTTCCTTGATGCTCCGGGCAATCTCCGCATACCCGAGGAAAGCGGCCTTGATGTTGACCAGCGGGCAAGCGGGATTCGCCTTCGCCCACTCGCGATCATCCCACGCTTTGATCATCTTGGCGGATGAATCACCATTAGGGGAGGATTCGGCAAAGTGCCATGTAATCCGCACGCCCTTGATGCCGTCGCCCGCCATGCTTGTGAGCGTGCGAGCGAGGTCCAGCGGAACGTCGAGAGCGTAAAGAGCGGCAGCGGCTCTCGTGTTCGTGGTCGCGCCACCTTCGCCGGTAATTCCGACAAATCTTGTTTTGGGGATCATCTGGTTGGTGCCTTGTTAGGCGAGAATCGTCGGCGAGTATTTCGCCTTCACCGCAACGCGCCTGAAGTCCTCGGAAGTGCTGGAACGGGTCACGCCGGTCACGACGTAGGTTCCGCCAGTCACGGCTCCGATCAGGTGATCGTCGGGAGCGGTCGCAAGGCTGATGGCGCTGGCGAGGGTGCCAGAGAACGCGGAAGAAGACGGCGCGTAGCCATCGAGGGAAATCTCAATCCGCTCGTTGTAATACGACTCGCCGGTGTCGTCGCCCGTGATGTTCTTCACGGTCTTTGAGTCCTGCGCGTAGTCGTTAGAAACGGAATCGAGAAGGAATCCGGTCTGTTGCGCGGCGATTCCGAAAACGCCGGTCGTGGTGCCAAAGGATGTCGCCATTTGAAATGGCCGCCATGTCAAATCCGGTCAGCTAGTCCGCTGAATCCACGCCTCGGCAGTAAACACTGCCTCAAAAGTAGTGTCCTCCCATCGCGTTGATCCTCCGTCCATTTGGAAAAAGTCGCATTGCACGCCTAGCCCCGCGTTCGTGATCGCGGAGGAAACGGCGATCGTGCCGTTGATAGCCTTTTCGATGGCGTCAGCCCATGTCTTGAGCGTCGCCCTAGTCTCGCCGTCGCCGCTATGCGCCCGCAAGGTGATTTCAACCGGGCACTTCATCACGCCAGGGAGCGCGAGCGAATGCCGCTCGGGGTCGCCAACGTCAACCGCGATGGTCGGGAGGTCGATTTCCGCGATGGCGCGGGCGTCAACTACCGTGATCGAAGCATCCGGCTTGATCGGTTCGAGAATCGCAATCAGCGCGTTGGTAAGTTTGTCGGTGGTCATATCGTTCGCTTGGTTCCGTCGAGAATGTGTCGAATGCGTTTCGTGCCGTTCCGCCGCCCCTGCTCAATCGCCTTGTCAACTTGCGATCCGCTGTGGATCTTCTGGATGTAGTCCACAAGGTTCGTGACGGCTACGGTAGTGCTCATCCCGTCGCGCTTGGTATCGGACGCCCCAAGCTTTGATTTAACGTCCTCCTTGACCCACTTGGCAACGCCAGAAAGGATGCTGGCTGGCTTGCCTTTTTTGTTGGACTGCAATGCTTTGATTTTCTGCGCGGCGGCAAGGTAAGCAGCCTTGGCGATTCCTGCTCGTTTGATGACCTTGCGCTTGTATATTTCCTTGTCCGCAACGCTGATATTTTCGTTTGTCACCCGCTTGCCTCGAAACTTTCTCATGCGAACAGCGCCTCGATTATTCCGTGCGGATTGGTGCGCTGCCTCCATGGAAGATGACGGGTAAACGTCCCGCTTTGATCCTGCCCATGCGTAATCGACTTGTTTGCCGATGGACTCCATGAATTTCTTGCCGACTGCGGAACTGAGCCCGAAAGGCGGGACCGTGTGAGCAAGGCGGCGGCAGGTGGATTGAGCCATCTCGATCACGCCGTCTTCAATCGAGACGCCCATTTTTGTCTCATACTCACGAAGCGCCCGCTTAAACTCGCGGACGCTCGCCTTGTCCATGGATGCTGTAATCATTTGCTCTCGTTCGGGTCGCAAAGGTCAAAGCGGATCGCCACGGACCCGACGCGGACGGCGTAAACGCGGAATGCGACGCCATCCACCGTGCAACGCTTGCCCTTAAGCGCGGCGGGCGTGGTGACATCGGCAGGCTGCGCGGTCGCCATTGCCTGAAGTTCGGGCTCCAGACCGCCTAGTCCGCCGTCGCTATCGCTGCTGTAGTCGTCCCAGACCACGGAGAACGTCTGGCCGTTGCAGACCATCGTCTTCGTCCCCATCAAGGCATCAACCTCGTCATGGGAGTCATTCATGAAGTCGTCAATCAGGCTCATCACTTGGCGGCGGTGTCTAATGAGCGAATCCCATGAAGATCATGATCGCGCACGGGATAGCCCCGATAATCGCCGTGGCTAGGTCCGGGAATCGCCATCCGCACTGGTAAACGCAAATCAACACGATGAGCAGGCAGGTTAGAACCACCACGATCATCGAGAGGTTGGCGAAAATTATGAGTCTCATCCGAAAATCATTCCCTTCACTAACAAGGAAAGGCCGGAGGATTTCTCCCCCGACCTTAGACCATGAATGCAACACCGAGAGATTAGCCGAGGCTGACCATCAGGTGTTCCGGCTTGATGACCTTGACGCCCCATGCGGCGGCAAGCTCATAGCGGACCTGACGATACTGGCGATACATCGAGACTTCGATGTTGAAGCCGGAACGCGGGTCGGTGAGAACCATCACGTCGGTCGCTTCATCTCCACCGCTCGGGCGAGCAGGGAGGCGCGAGGCCAGCAAGATCGCATTGCGGGTGAATGCGATGTTGCGAGTGCTGGTGGCGTTGACCGTGATGGCGAGGTTATCGGCGGCGGCGGCACGGATGCCGGGGGCTCCGATGGTGAAGCTTCCGCCAGATAGCGCGGTGGTCACGACGTATTTGTGCGAGCCGATGGTCACGATGTCACCCGCAAGGATGGTTCCCGATCCGGTGTCCACGGTGACGGTGGTGGCACCGACCGAGAGAGCGCCGTTGAGCAGGTAGCTTGCTCCGGTGCCCGCGGTGACGGGGATGACGGCGGCAGATTCCTTGACCGCGAAACGGTTCAAGTTCAGAAGCTCGCCATCGCGGAGAGTCATCGAGCTTCCTGCTTCGTTCACCTTCGTGAGCTGGGCGAGAGTGCGGAGGGATGCGCCCGCCGTGGTATCGATGATGTAGCTCCGCGAATCCATTGGAGCGCCGTTATCGGTAAGCAGCTTACCGAGTTGCGCGGTGTCGCCGACTGTGGAAGCGAACGGCGTGGTGCCGGACGTTCCATAAGCGCGGGAAGCGCCAAGGTAGGCGGCGGTCCAAAGGTCCGTTTCGACCTGGTTGACGATGGTGCGGATCTTCTGCTCGATCAGGTCGGTGACGATGTTGCCGTATTCGCTCCCAAGTGCGTATTCCTCTTCTCCGGTGAAGAAGAAGTCGGTCATCTTGTAGTTGTCGATGACGATGGACTTGTTGGTCAGCGCGGTGTCGGCCCCTTGCGGCGAAGTCGCGCCGGGGGTGATGTCACTGAGCGATGAAGTCGCGGGAGTCGCCCACGAATAGAGCGTCTGGTTCTTCGCAACTCGGTCGGCGGTAGAGTCCCGGTTGACGGAAGGAATGAATCCGACCTGCTCGCGGGAAACAACATCGAAGCCCTTGACGAGCGTCGGAATGAGGTTGGTGAGGGTATTAGCCATGATGGTAGATTAGTGAGATTGGTTACTGTGGATCTTCGGTTGCAGTGCCTCCGGCATTGCGGAACTTCGCCTTTTCCTCATCGGTCATCGCCGCAACTTCCGATGCGGTTTTGATCAGCGGGTTCTTCTCCGCTGCGCGAGGGGCTTCCTTGATTGGTTCGTTAGCCATGGTTTTAGTCGGTGATTTTGACGCCGGAATTGACGGACTCGGCACGGGCGCGAGGGTTGAGCTTTTCAAAGTCGGCGCGAGTCAGAGTTTTCACTTCCTCGCGGTCTTCGATGTCGGCGATTGGCTCGGGATGGCCGGAAGCGGCGAGCTGGCGGGCGGCTTCGTTGGAAACCTTCTCCTTGGTCAGCTCGGCGGCGGATTCGAGGTCGGGGATCTTGGCGGTTTCGGTTTCGAGTTCCACAATCCGTTCCTTGGCGTTGGCGAGGTCGCCTTGCGCTTCGGAAAGCGATTCGTTGGCGGTCGCCAAATCGTTCTGCGCGGCAGTCAAGGACTCGTTCGCGGCGCTAAGTTCGGACTCCAGCTCGGAGACGCGGGTTTCAAGTCCGCTGATCTGCTCGCGGGCTTCCTTGTTAGTTAGAAATCCAAGTGCCATATGCTTTCGGGCGGTGTCAAATCGTGCGGGCAATCAACCATTGCCGCGCATCTTCCGTGCTGCCAATTCCGTCAATCAATCCAAGCTCTCCGGCTCGCTCTCCAGAATACCAACCGGCCCGCCAAATTTCCGGGTCCAGCGTCGCGCCTGCCGCTTCCCGACCGGCGGCGACATGCTCGCGGAACTTCTCACCCGCCGCATTGATGCCTTCTTGAAGGAACGCGAGCTGTGTCTCGTTCGGCTCAAGATGGAACGTCGATTTCAGATCCGCGCCTTCGGAAACCAGCGCCTTGAACTCGATCCCCTGCTCGCGCCAGAACTCGGAACAGTCGGCCCATGACATGATCGTCCCGATGTTTCCTACTGTGGCGGATTCCGTGGCGATGATTGCGTTGCAACCAGCCGAAAGCTTATAGGCTGCGGAACACGCGAGACCGTGGCAATGTGCGACGGTTGGAAGCGAAAGATCCGCGATCATCTTGGCGCATTCGACGTTGCCGGAAACGGTGCCGCCGGGGGAATCAACGTGGTAAACGATGCCTTTTGCCCCCTGCTCAATCGCCGCTTCGGTTTCAGCCGTGATCGTCGAGTAGCGTGTGCAAAGCCCGAGCTTTTCGTAAATCGCGGGGCAGGAATCAACCAATGCGTTATGAATCCAGACATGCGCGATGCCGTCCGCGTCCATCACGGCGGCGGGGCGAAGCTCAAAGAAGTCCTCGATCTGGATATTCAGCGCGTTCGCCTTTTCGGGCACGTCGAGAGCGGCGAGCGCGAAAGATTGGATGCTCTCCGGGAGCATCATCCATTGCTTGCCGCGAAGACTCGCGAGCATTCGCAGTTGCGAGATTGTCGGGGTGATCGAAGTCATGATTCTTCCTTGGTTGGTGATTTTTCGGCGGTCTCACCCATGTCGTTCGGGGTAAGCATCGCCATCTCGCGGTCTTCAATCTCGATTCCATCCTTGCTCCACCGCTTCGCCGCTTGCTTGCGGAGATACACCTCGCGGGCGCGCGCTTCGTAATGGTCTTCAAGGTTCTTGCCGTGCGCCCCGACAATATCCGCGTGGTTCATCCATCCGGATTTCCAACCGGCTTCCTGCTCCTTGCTGACGCGGCCATCGTCAATCGTGAGCTTGCGCGGCATCGTGAACTCCCACTTCCACCAGTCCGGCGACGGCGGGAGGATTCCAAGCTTGATGGCCTTGGCGACGGCATACCCGACTTTGCGGGTTGCCCCTTTTTTGAGCAGTTCCTGCCGGTCCTCAACCGCCCGCTCGGCCTTGGCGATTTCGTGACGCTCGGCGGTGCCTTGGCCCGATGCTTTCCAGACGAGAGAGTAAGGCCAATTTACGCCAGCCAGCGCGGCTCGGATGATCCGGTCATGGAACGATTCCCATTCAGGGCCGGGGCGGAGGTTTTTCAACTGCTCGATGCCCCCGCCGCTATTCGCACGGAAGTATTTCATCATGCCGCCGGAGAAATTCTCCACGGTGACGCCGCTAGTTGGCGCGGTTGTCGTGGTTTGGGTTAGCGCAACTCCAGGGTCGCCAACTTCCGGCGCTCCGATGTCATTCTTCTCGATCAGGCCGATGGCCGACGCCATCATCAGCGCGTGCCGCTCCCATTCGTGACTCTGGAGCATGTCGCGAAGCGAGTTGATCGACGCCGTGAACGCGGGCAGCCCTCGCCCCTGCTCCTGCCAAGACGGGTCGAAATTGTGAATCAGATTCCGATAGGAGACCCACTGCTCCTTGCCGTCCTCGCTCATGACACACGCGGCAACCGGCTGGTTTAAGCCGTTGTATGCGATGCCGTCGCGGATCTTCGCGTTTCGATACGGGCCTTCCTTGATATAGCTGCCGTTTTGGTTGTAGCTACAGCCGACACGGTGCGCCGGGATTTGTTGGATTCGCGGATACCCGGTTTTGTCTTCGGTAAGCAGCTCCCACCCCTCGCCATCGCGGTCGATTGCGTTCGATGTCAGGTAAAGCGAGGTTGTGAAGTCGTATTCACTCCCCCGGATGTCGCAAATCTTGAACCACTCGCCAGAAAGCCATTCGGCCGCGGCTTTCCCGAAATCTTCATCCGCTCCCTTGAAGATCGGAAGCCATGCCTTGCCGATGGCATACATGGATTTTTGCTCAATCGCCCCTTTGAGGATTTCCTCGTTCAAGTAGAGCTTCCGCGATGCCGAAAGGATCGTTTTCCGGTCCCACGACGGGACCAAATCGCCGATGTCCTTCATCTCAACCGCCTCATACGGGCGCGATCCAGTGTTGCCCTCTGCCGCCCTTGCGGGTCGGCGGCTGGCGAAAGGTTGCCCGTATTCGTCGAGGATGATGCTGGCCATGGTTAGAATCGAACGTAAGAGCGCGAGGACGGGCGGACTCCCGCCGAAAGGCACGTTGTGGCAATCCTCAGAGCGGCGCGGCGGTCAACTTCCGATAGCCCGACCGTCTTCTGGTAGCTGACTCCGTTCTTGCTCGCGCTGGTGATGTCGCTCGACCCTCCGCGGGTCAAAACCCCGGCCGAAACGGCAGCGTCGAACGCGGCGGAAACCTCCGCAATGCGGCCGGGATTCCCGCAAGCGTAGTCGTAAAGCTCCTGTGCCGTCGTGAGTGCGCTCGCCGCCATTGAAATCCGGGCGGTGTCAAAGCGGTCACGATTTGACTTCCTCCATTGCCACCAGCACCTTGAAAATGCACGCGGCAACAACATCGATCACCGCGCAGTCCCACAAGTGGTTCGGGGCGTGCTGCTTCAAAAGCTCCCACCGCCAAAGTCCAGGCTTCACCTCGCGCTTCCGCTCGTTCTGCATTTGCACATGGTAGTTTTTCGAGGCGTCGGTCGGCACCCCGTAATCCCCGCTGCCCATGAGTGCCGTGAGCCGGTCCTTGGCGAGCAGGTTTGAAAATGGGATGATGACGTAGGGCTTCCCGGCGGAAGAGATACAGTTGATGTAGTCGCCGAAAATCCGCCGATACTTCTTGTCCCCAAATGCCTTGATGTAGCCATCAACGTCCGCACCTTTCGTGAGATTCCACGCCCGCGAATCCTTGGTGGTGATCGCCCTCATTGCCTCGTTTGCCACCTCTTCTTGCTGGTATCCGCAGTCCACGAACACGCACCGATTCTCCACCCCGAAACGCTCTTGGAGGTATCGGACATTGTCCCATGTCTCAAGCCGACCCTCCCACAAGAGGCGCGATTGCCCGCCGATCTTCCACGCCCGAATTGACACCCACCTGTGCCCTTTCTGGTTGTCAACCGACATGAAACGGAAGTCCTCCAGCTCCCATTTTTGCCCGTCGTGGTATTCCTTCTTGCTGTAGGGGTCGCCCGACAAAACCAGCGTCGGGGTATCGCTCGGGGGCTTCCAGAACGACGCGAAACGCTGCGTGATTACCTGCTCCAGCTTCTCAAGCTGCCCCGTCTTCTTCTCTTCATTCGCGATGATCCATTCCTTCACGATGTCGCTCCATCGGTAGCGCCAAACGGTCATGAAGGTTGCCCTCACCGTCATCCTCTCTGGCATGTATCGCCCTTCGTCCCAAACCGGGCGGCATTTTGCCCACTGGCGACGGTTGTATTCCGTGTCCTCAAACTCTTCTCCGCAGTGCGGGCATTTCAGGCGGACGGTCGCGAAGATCGCAGGCCAGTCCAATTCCTCGTTGCCGTCACGGATCGTGTCGTAGCTGAAATTTTCCCAATCAAACACAGCACCAGTCGTGCAGTTCGGGCAAATATGCTCAAGCTCATGCCACTTGCCATCCTTCGCGTGCTTGTGCCACTCGCTGCCCTCAACTCCACCCTGGGACATGAGCAGGTTCTTGCGGTTCCATCGTCCATGATGGCGCTTCAGGAGGAATCCGATCATGCCGTCATCCCATCGCCAGCACTCATCCCCGGCCGTGTTGACCATGGACTTCTCCTGTAGGTCGGTGACGTTCGCCGCCCCCGGAAATGCCCTTGCGCGAGTGGGTATCGGAGAACGTGTATCTCCCGAACTCGCCGGAAGGGGCGCGATATTCACTCGACGCGGTTCCGGCTCACGGAATCATTTTCGACTGGCTGGAGGATTCCGAGGTGAGGGAAATCGTCGTCTTGGCCTGCGTCGGGTTTGGTAAGACCGCCATCCTTGAATCGTGGTGCACGCGGATCGTTGCTGTTGAACCAGGTGACACGCTGGTTATCGGCCAGACCGCCGACATGGTGAAGGACTGGATGGAGTCCCGGATGAGGAAGGTTTGGCAGACCTCGCCGCTTACCCGCGACTACATCCCGACCGGCCCTGAGCGTTCCAACTGGAAGAAAGACTCCGTGATTTTCCGGCACATGAACTTCTTCGCGGGGGCGGCGAACGTCACCGACCTACAGGA